GGCGATCACACCAAACAATTACTTATACGACAATCTTTTAACTAAGTTTCAAAGTTTGTTACGAACAGAATATGCTGGATCAATTCCAGTTTATATAGGCGAAGACTATAAAAAACAAAGAAACTCTCATATAAGAATTTTCCCTAGAGTATTGCAAAATTTTGATTCTAAAGAAAAAAGTATTGTTATGCTTGCTAATGTAGATTTTACGCTGTATTTAAATGTGAAAGGTAGTGATGTGCAAGTAAAAAAACATTTATTTGACATGACTAACCGACTAGAGCAAGTATTATTTAACAATAAAAGAGATGCAGATAATGCTTATTTTGATGGTGTTATAGAAGACGTAAGTTCAGATATAAAGCTAGATACTGAAGTATTTGTTGATAATTTGCGTGTTTCAAGGATAAATTATAGCGTTAAAATACCATTGACCTATCAAGTATATGGATTTTTCATTGAAAGTAATGGCGGTAGGTTTTTAACTAATAGTAATGATAATTTTTTAGTATTAAATTAAGGACATATTATGAAATACATTTTAAAAGAAAATATACCAGCTAGTAAAGTTTCCGGCGTTTCAAAAGAAATTATGAAAGCCCTAGAAAGCGGAAAGCCATTTAAGGCAGACGTTCTACCTAGAAATCTTATTGGAAAGGTAGAAGAAGTACAAAGCAAACCAAAAAAAATTAAAAAGGAGATAGACTAAGATGGCTATTCAAAACGCAGCGATAAACCCAAAAGAATTTGGAATCTTTATTGCAGAAGAAACAGCAGTAGGAACTGTTGCTACGGGTTCAGCATTTAAAGGTGTTGAGGTAGAATCAATAAGTATGCCTACATTCAATGACTTGAGAGTGATGGAACAAAGAAGCGGGAGTACAGGAAGAGTCGTTAGTGGCGTAACTGATTTGTTGCAGCTAGAAGCTGGTGCGGTTCACGAAATCTCTATCTCGGGAGTATTAACTATAGAAAACGCATCAATATTACTTGAAAATGCTTTTGGTAAAGAAGTGTCAGCAAGTACTGGTAATGGAGAAACTACAGACTTTATTACTATGGCAAGCGGATACGAACACGAAGCATTTGATTATGCAGCAAGCTCTAGTGGTGGACACAACACAATATCTATTCTTATACAAGGACATAGTTCTGTAAACTCTTCATATAGAATGAAGGGGTGTGTTATAACAAGCTTAACACTAAGCGCTAACTCACAAGAGAATGGCGGCAGATTTAACTTTGAAATGACTGCGCAGACAAGAGATACTGTATCTTCTGCTCCGGCATCAAGAGAAAGTTCTGTAGTTGCATATAGCTCAAACTTTATATTTATGGGCGACTTTACACAAGACAAAGTTGTTATGGATGAAGATGTAATACTAGATGCTTTTTCACTTACAGTTGAAAACCCTGTAGCATTCTTAGGAAATAAAAAAGTAGGAACTGTTGAAGGATTACCTGAAAAGTTTTTAAGAGGTGTTCCTAACTTAAACGTAACTGCAAATTGTGTAGTTAAGTTTGATTCAAACACGGCGGACTTCTTTAATCTATCAAGAGCGCTAACAGTAGCTTCATCAAATGGATTGTTCTTATCAAACAACGCAACGTTTGCTAGTGCAGATGCTTTTGCTATTAACATTCCAAAAGCAATTATTGAAGAAGTTTCTTACGACGAATCAGATTACTTAAAACTTAGCACTACTTTAAAAATGGTAGATGGCGGTTCAGGTAATTTAATTATGATTAGAAAACCAGCTTAATTATTTAAATAAAGGAGAGAATAATGGCTAATAAAAAGCTCAAGCTTACTTCTGGAAAAGAAGTAACTTTAATTGAAATGTCTGTAGACGATATTGATTTCTGTAATGATGTAACTAATATCGTCTTTGACAAAGACGGCAATCAAATTCTTAGAAATATCTCAGCAGCTCGTACAGCTTGGATCAGGAAGGGCGTTAAAAACGCAGACGATTCATTTATTAAAAAACTATCTGAAGAAGATAAAAATGAATTATCTACTAAAGTCCGAGAGAGTCAAGAACTGGGGGAGTAGAAGCCTATACGCTTGAATACAATGTATTGTTAGCGTTTAGAAATCCTGAGTGTGTAGGCGGTTGTAAAGGTTGTCAATACGATAAATACCCCTACACGGCTCAAGTACCTCTTACCTTAAATGGTAAAAAATATCCCACCATTACGTTTAATTCAGATCAAGACGTACAGAAAGTAATTGATCTACTTATTCAAGAAATTAAAGACACAAATAAAGCTTTTAAGAAAGATTTTAAGATAGGGGAAGGTGTTTTTGGACAACTACCTTTTTTTGCTTGTAAAAGATTCTTATATTCTAAGGAGTTTCAAGACGATATTCATAGATATTCGTATTGTAGCACTTTTAATGTTCCTGCTTTTGGTGGTCATTATGGACTTCATCCTAAGAAGTGGATAGATAAAAGTTTTTTTATTAAAAATATGATAGAGAAAGAACAAGCAAAAGATGGCGAAAGACACAACAAGCAATAATATAAAGATTCATTTTAGAGCAGAAGGCGAACAAGAATTAACCAATGCTATTAAAACTCTATCTGCTGCAACCAAACAACTAAAAAACTCTCAAGTCCAATTAGCAAAAAGCATTGGAATGACTGATGCACAAAGAAAAAAATCTATTGCAACAGGTAATCTTGCATTACGTAACCAACGTAACATGAATGCCGCTACCGCTCAAGGTAGTATGACATTCTCCGTGTTTCGTTCTAAACTACTACTAGCATCATTTGCTACTGGATTATTTGCAGCTAGTGTAGGTAAGCTAGTAAGGGCTTTTGCAGAACAAGAGTCGTCTGAAAAAAGAATTGATGCAGCATTAGAGTCTACTAAGAATGTAGTAGGTTTAACGGGTGCAGAAATAAAAGAATTTACTAGAGGACTAGAGGATATTGGCGTTATTGGGGATGAAGTTAATAATAAAATGGCTTCTATCTTACTTACCTTTACAAATATAAGGGGAGAAGCTTTTGAAAAAACTATGGTTGCCGCTAACAACATGGCTATATCTATATCCGGAGGCATACCTACTTTCGAACAATTAAAGAGTAGTGCTTTGCAGTTAGGTAAGGCTTTACAAGACCCTGCTGGTCAATTAGGTGCATTAAGTCGTTCAGGATTTACATTTACCGGAACACAAAAACAAATGATCAAAAACCTTGTTGAGCAAAACAAACTACAAGAAGCTCAAAATATTATATTAGAAGCTGCGGAAACGCAGTTTGGCGGTCTTAATGAAGCTATGGTAAATACTGTAGATGGTGCTTATGCTCAAATGAATAATGCCGCTGGAACTCTAGCGGAAAATATAGGAGCGGTATTAGCTCCAGCCACAATAGAATTTGCTCACAATATGACAGATTTATTTAAATCTTTAAGTGAGAATACAAGGCAAATAGTTGTCGTAACAAAAACTATAATTGATTTAGGTGCAGCCTTTATGATTTATAAAACTGCGGTTGCCTTATCAAATAAACAAAGCAAGCTTTTCTTAGCCCTACAAGCAGCTATGCGACCACAAACAGCTCTTGTAGCTGCTGGTGTTTTTTTAGCAGCTAAAGGTTTTTATGAATTAAATGACGCAATAACAGACGACATTATAAAAGTAAATGAAAGTAATGATGCGTTTAAAAAGATGATAAAAAATCAAAAGAATTTGGCTTCTAGTGTAGAAACAACTACTTCAAAAATGTCGCAACAATCCTTACAAATGAAACTTTCTAACGAGCTTAAAATTTCAAACATAAACATTGAAAATTCAGCTCTACTAGGATTAACAAGATCAGAAATTAGGTCTTTTGAAGGAAAGAAAAGAACCTTGTTAATTCAAAAAGAACTAATAAAGGTAGACAAGGATAAGCGAGAAGGCGTAAGAGCTGAAACAGAAGCTTATGTAGATAATGTTATAGCTTATGAAAAATATATTACAAGCATTAAAGAGCATATAAAAGAACAAAAAGAATTAATTCAGATAGATAAGTTTTTCTTAACAATAGATGAATCTATTCGCGACGCTCAAAAAGAATCTTTGATACTTATGGCTAAAGAAGCTGCTATTAATTCTAAAAATCAAAAATTTAATATAGACAGAGTGAATCAACTTATTGAGCTTGATAAGCGACTTGCCGCTGTTGGTTTAGAGGGTATTCCTAATTTCATAGACGCCTTAGCAGATGAAAGCGTTACTGTTAGTAGTTTGGTAGACGAACATGAGAAATTAAATAGTGTAATAAGTGATGCTATTTTTGCTTTTGGGGAAGCAATAGAAAATGGTGTGGCTTATAATGAAGCGCTAGAAGGTATGAAAGAGGTTATAAAGGCAATAAATAAAGAAAAAAGCCCGTTTGACCAATTTACAGAAGATGCACAACTTGCATTAACTTCCGTTCAAGGATTTTCTCAAGCCTATAGTACACTTATTGATGAAAGAATGAATAGAGAGTTAGAAGCCTTAAAAACTACCAGAGATTTTGAAGAAGCTTCTCAAGAACAAAGAGAAGTTATGGAAAACAAAATAGAGCAAAGATTTAAAAATCAAAGAAAAAAAGCTTTCCAAATAGAAAAAGCATCTAACTTAGCTGAAGCTATAATGGACGTTAGGTCTGCGTATGCAGAGGCATTAAAAAGAGGACCGGGATTTGCTGCGTTTGTTGCTGCTTTGGGTTTTGCTCAAGTTTCTGCTATAGCTGCACAACCTGCACCGCGTTTTGCAACGGGCGGTAGTTTTATAACAACTGGAACACAAAACTTAGTTGTTGGAGAACAAGGCGCAGAAAGGGTAACTATACAACCTTTAGGTGGTAGACGCGCACAACAAGGATCAAATGAAACCCAAGTAATAAATATAAACGTATCTGCTCCTTTAGTCGATGAAACAATATTGGATGTAATAATTCCAAAAATTGAAGAAGCAGGAAAACTTAACTTAGCATAATGTTATCATTACCTTCAGCATATACAAACGACTTAGGACAACATATAACAGAAAACTATCTTGTTGAGCTATATAGCGACCAAGGAAGTGTAGAAGTAAGACTAGCTGTTACCGAAACTACAGTAAACTCTCATAATTTTAAAGGCGTAATAACAAATATACCAACTATTAGAGAAAGTATAGACATACACAAATCAACTAGCTCTTTATCTAATATAAGTATTAGCTGTGCCAACGACGGACTGAGTGCGTTATTGCTTGGTACTAGAACATATTTAAATAGGGATGTTAAGATTTATTCTCAATTAGACAACGAATCAACATTAAGTAACTGTCTGTTAGTATTTAAAGGTGTTTTAAGGGCAGTTCAATCAACGGAAAATAAAGTTACTTTACAAATTTCTGCAAAACGACCTTTTGAAAATATTAATATACCAAAAATTCAATCAAAGGAAGGAAATTATGTTCCTATTGTATTTGGAGATTATAACTCATATACGTTTGCTAGTACCCTTCTAGGAACTAAGCTACAAAACACAACCACTATATGTCATCCCGTACCAGTAGAAACAATTAAAGAAGGAAGAATTGTAACTTTGGCTCACGAACAAGGAAGCCAAACAAACACCGGACACCTTCACGTTCAAGAAGCTGAATTGTTTAGAACAGAAGGTTCTCAAAACATGTCCAAAGCTGGAGGAACTTTATTAAATAATGAAACTGCTAGCACAGTACCATCTTTAGATGGTTCTACAACTATATATGGTAGAACAGCGCAATTAGACTTAAGAAGAAGTATGACTTCGTTGGTTGGTGTTGAAGATATAGACTTTAACGGAACAACTGCAATATCAGCAGATAAAACAACCATACTTGTTGATAGAGTTGAAACAAACCAAGGTCCAAATAAAACGTATAATTTTAAGATAAATCAAATGGGTTCAGTACAACATACTCCCGAAATTATTAACCTTAATTTAAACTTTGATAATGTCGCTATAAACATTACAGACTTTGCAAGCTATAGAGTTAGGTTAGATGTCTATTGGGGTAGCAGCGGTGTTGCACAACACACTAACCACATAATAGCAAATAGAAATGTACTTGAGGATATACAAACTTCAATCGCAGATATTGCCATAGAATTTGTTCATCCAACAGTAAATAATAATATTGAGTCAGATTCTGATAACTCTGGAAACCTTCCGGAAAGAATAGATGTAGAATTTACGTTTTATTCTAGCTCTAGTGGTCCAGTCAATTATGATATTGATTTTGATTGTCAACCAGAGTTTGGAATAGTTACTAAACTAGATGAATCTTCAGATAGCGTTCAATCTACAAGTGATATAATTTCTAAGGTAAAAGAGTTATACTCAGGGCAAGACGGATTTTCATTAGACTCTGCTTTGATCACAAAACCTATTGCTGCACACAGATATTTATGTGAAACATTTATGCCTTCAGAGTTTGGAAGCACGCCACCACAATCATACACAGATATTTTAGCGCATCACTCTAGTGCTAGGGGAACATTACATTATTATGTAAATAAACAAGAAAAGATAGAAGATATTCTTAAGAAGCTTCAGCACTTTGGAGCATTTATAATGAGATATAAAAACGATGGTACTATTGATTATCAAAGCTTATCTCATTTAAGTACTAGCACAACAGCTTCAACAACAAAACCTTACTTATTAAATGTAGGTACGTTACAAACAGCCGGTGGTAGCGGTATAGATTTAGACGATGAAACATTAGGTATAGATATAACACACGCATCTGAAACAGTAGGTAATGGAGATATAATAGCAGTTACTCCTTCTTCCGGTAATTGGGAATTTATAAAAGTATTTTTAACGGATGTTTCTATAACTGGAGCAGACTCTGCTTATTCTGGATGTGAAAGAAATTTGACGCCGTCAAATATTAATACAAGTGTCGCAGAAAATGCACCGGTATATAAAGTTATATTTCCACACACAAAATTAACAGATAACGATTTTACAAACTTACAATTATCACACTTACCTTTAAACGAAATTATTACAAAATATAAGATTGACTATCACAAAGACCCGGGTAATAAAACTAAGTATTTAAAGCAAGCCACTTATACCGATTCTACCGCCACTTCCAAATATGCAATAGCAACAGAAAATATTAAAGAAATTAAAAATGAAATAGACGTAACTGGAACTTTAACAAACTATTATCATCATCACTATGGACAGCTTACGAATGGTCCAAAGGTTAAAATATCCTTAGATATTGTAAACCCTACTTTCTATAGTATAGAGGTTGGAGATATAATAAGATTAAATGGCGCTAGCACAACACAAACCGCTTTTGGTTTAGCAAACAAGGGGTTTACATCTACGAACTCTTGGGATAGATTATATTTTATCGTAACTTCAACATCAAGAACTTTAGGCAAGATGACTATATCAGCCTATGAATTATATTAAGGATATATTATGGCACTTATAACGACAGCAAAATTTAGGTTTAGTAGCAATACCGCTAATTATTCTCCATCAAGAAACCCTGATATGAATGTTGGACATAGTACAAATTATAAGGGTATAACAATTACGCAAGCTTATGGTGGTAAAATATACACAAACGAACGCTATGGTAAGCAACTACAATGGGAATTAAATTATACTAACCTTATTGAGGCGGATAGGTTAAAACTAGAAGCTTTAATTAACGCAGTTAAAGGAAGAAAAACCATATTTGAGTTTAGTCCTAATAATGGAACAACCTATTATAACGTAAGATTCGAAGAAGATAGTCTTTCTTTTGAACAAACCGCTTATGGAATCTATTCTACATCCTTTACTATACTACAAGAAGTAGCTTAAAACGCACGAGAATAGGCTTTAAATCAACTATCTTTTTTATTTCAACTTACTACCTTAAAAAGGTAAATCATCGGCAGATAAAGCCTCGTTTGTAGGT